TGGGTAAAACATCATGTTGAGAAGAATAATTCGCATGGAGAAAGAATATCAATAGCATTTAACTTTGTTCCAAGTAATAAATAAAATATGAACGCACAGGTCTATTCTCTATTTCCAACACCTCTATATGTTGTAAATTATGATAAAGATTTAAAAGATGTAATTGAGTATTTTGATAGTTGTGAAATGTTAGATACTAAAAGTGGATATGGAATGATTTCAACTAATAGCTATATATTAGATAATCCTATATGCAATGAATTAAATAAATTTATAATGTCTTGTTTTGAAGATTTTGCAACAAACATTATGAGATATAGATTTAAAGAATTAGGATTTGCACAATCTTGGTTAACTTATAAGAATCCAAATCAATTTCATAAAGCACATACTCATCCAAATACTTTATTGGCGGGAGTATTTTACTATGATGCACATGAGGATGATGCTGCGATATGTTTTTCAAAAGAAGTAAAATCATTTAATAGATCATATTTTGAACCATCTTTACATGACGATTATCAAAATCATATATTTTCACAAGAAGAAATATATTATACACCAAGAAAAAATGATTTCATTATTTTTCCATCTTGGTTAACACATGGAGTACCACCAAATAGAACGAATAGAGTAAGAAAGGCATTGGGTGTAAATGCGTTAACAAAAGGAACGTTAGGTGATAAAGAAACAATTTCAGAAATTATATTCGGAAGATATGTCTAAACAAAAAATATTTTTTAATTCAACATTACCGAGAAGTGGTAGTACGTTATTACAAAATTTAATGGGTCAGAATCCTGAATTCTTTGTAACCCCAACGTCAGGTCTTATAGATTTAATGTTAGGAGCAAGAATAGGATACAATCAAAATCATGAATCTAAGGCAGGTGATACAGAAATGTGGAGAGAAGGATTCTATAAATTTTGCGAAGAAGGAATAAAAGCATATATAGCATCACAAACATCAAAACCATATTACTTAGATAAGAATAGAGTTTGGGGATTTTATTATAACCTATTATCAAACATGGTAGAAAAACCAAAAGTATTATACATGGTTAGAGATTTACCATCCATCTTCGCATCAATGGAAAAGAAGTTTAGAATGAATCCTGACAAAGATGATGGTACTATGGATAATGTAAAGATGAAAGGAACTACAACACATAAGAGAGTTGAATTATGGGCTCAATCACATCCTGTAGGTTATTCATTAGAAAAATTATATCAGACTTTGTTGGATGGTACAGCTGTCAACTTTTTATTTATTAGATATGAAGACTTATGTAGTAATCCTGATAATGTAATGAAAAGCATCTATCAATATTTAGAGTTAGATGAATTTAAACATGATTTCCAACATATAAGTCAAATCACCACCGAAAATGATGCAATACATGGTATATATGGAGACCACATCATAAGGAATTCTCTTAAAATGTTGCCAAATGATTCAAAAGAAATATTGGGAATGCATACGGTAGATTTGATTAAAGAGAATTATAAATGGTATTATGATTTCTTTGGGTATAAATAAAGTTGGAAGAGGATATTTATAATAAAATAATATGGCTAAATTACAGAGTAGTGAAATAGTAGGTGTTGCAAATAGACCCGCAACAATATGTTCAAATACGATGTGCATTTGGTTTGATACAACAAATTTAAAAACGGTTATTTCCTATTGTGGATATAGTGGGGCAGGTACTTGGTCAGCAGGAGGTGCATTAGCAACTGCGAGGTATGCGTTAGCAGGAGCAGGTACACAAAATGAAGGACTTGCTATGGGAGGAGCAAGCTCTTTAAGTTGTACCGAAGAATACAATGGTACCTCTTGGTCAGCAGGAGGGGGATTGATAGAGGGAAGAAGGCTTTTTGCAGGAGCAGGTACACAAAATGCAGGACTTGCATTTGGAAATACACCATCTACAGAAGAATATAACGGCACATCTTGGTCGGTAGGAGGCGCATTATCAACATCAAGATATGTTTTAGCAGGAGCAGGTTCACAAAATGCAGGACTTGCAGCAGGAGGTTATACAAATGCAAACGTAGCCTGCACAGAAGAATACAACGGCACATCTTGGTCAGCAGGAGGGGGATTGATAGCGGGGAGAAGTCGTTTAGCAGGAGCAGGAACACAAAATGCAGGACTTGCTTTTGGGGGTTATACAAATGCAAGTGTATCTTGTACAGAGGAGTATAACGGTACATCTTGGTCAACAGGTGGTGCATTGATAAATGCAAGAAGAGTATTAGCAGGAGCAGGTACACAAAATGAAGGTCTTGCAACAGGTGGTTTTGCATTTTCAAGATTCTCTTCTACAGAAGAATACAATGGAACATCATGGTCATCAGGAGGGGCATTAATTACGGCAAGAAATGATTTAGCAGGAGCAGGAACTCAAAATGCAGGACTTGCTTTTGGTGGTTTTAGTGGTGTCATTTCATCTTGCACCGAAGAATACAATAAACCATTAGCAATAATAGATAGCATTCAATAGATATAATAAAATAATATGGCAAAATTACAAAGTACAGAGATAGTAGGGGTAGCAAATAGACCTGCAACAATATGTTCCAATAGTGTTTGTATTTGGTTTGATACTACTAATACTAAAATAGTTTATTCATATTGTGGGTATAGTGGAGCAGGAGCTTGGTCAGCAGGGGGTGCAATGATAACAGCGAGACGATATTTAGCAGGCGTGGGGACACAGAATGAAGGATTATCATTAGGGGGATTAACAACTGTAGTTGTATCATGTACAGAAGAATATAATGGCACATCTTGGTCAGCAGGAGGGGCTTTGATAACAGGAAAAAGTGCTTTAGCAGGAGCAGGAACACAAAATGTAGGTCTTGCCTTTGGAGGTACATCTTGTACAGAAGAATATAACGGTACATCTTGGTCAGCAAGTGGTGCATTGATAACAGCAAGAAGTGCTTTAGCAGGTGCGGGAACACAGAATGAAGGACTTGCAGTAGGTGGGTCATCAACTTCTTTTGTAACATTATCTTGTACTGAAGAATATAATGGTACATCTTGGTCAACAGGTGGTGCAATGATAACCGCAAGATATAGTTTAGCAGGTGCAGGTAGACAGAATGAAGGACTTGCTATGGGAGGTCAAGATATTAATATTTGTTCTTGTACAGAAGAATATAATGGCACATCTTGGTCAGTAGGGGGGGTATTGATAACTGCAAGAAGAGCTTTAGCAGGAGCAGGAACACAGAATGAAGGACTTGCTTTTGGTGGTTTTAATGGTTCAAATTTATCATGTACAGAAGAATATAATGGTACGTCTTGGTCAGCAGGAGGTTTGTTAATAACTGCAAGACAATGTTTATCAGGGGGAGGAACACAAGGTGCAGGACTTGCTTTCGGTGGTTGTAGTGGTTCAAATTTATCATGCACCGAAGAATACAATAAACCATTAGCAATAATAGACTGTATTAAATAGAATATATAATATGGCAAAATTACAGAGTAGTGAAGTTGTTGGAGTTGCAAATAGACCTGCAACAATATGTGTAAATACGGTATGTTTATGGTTTGATACTACTAATTTAAAACCAATGGCATCTTATTGTAGTAGGAGTGGAGCAGGTGTTTGGTCAACAGGGGGTGCACTGATAACGGCAAGAAATGGTTTAGCAGGTGCAGGAACTCAAAATGAAGGACTTGCAGCAGGAGGTCTTACAAGTGTTAGTGTATCTAATACCGAAGAATACAACGGTACATCTTGGTCAGCAGGAGGTGCATTAGCAACTGCGAGGTATGCGTTAGCAGGAGCAGGGTCACAGAATGCAGGACTTGTAGCTGGTGGTACTACATCATTTAGTGTTAACGTATTATCTTGTACAGAAGAATATAATGGAACATCATGGTCAGCAGGAGGTGCATTGATAATAGCAAGATATGCTCCAACAGGAGCAGGTACACAAAATGTAGGTCTTGTTGTAGGAGGTAGAACAAGTGTCGTAGTATCATGCACAGAAGAATATAATGGCACATCTTGGGCAGCAGGTGGTGCGTTGATAATAGCAAGGTATATTTTAGCAGGAGCAGGAACACAAAACGAAGGACTTGTAATTGGTGGTCTTGTAAGCGCAAATGTCTCATGTACAGAAGAATACAACGGCACATCATGGTCAGCAGGAGGTGCGTTGATAACGGCAAGAAGGGGATCTGCAAGTGGAGGTGTACAAAATGAAGCCTTTGCTGCAGGAGGTTTTACAAGTGTTCGTGTATCTAATACAGAGGAATACAATGGCACATCGTGGTCAACAGGAGGTGTTTTGATAACAGGTAGACAAGTTGGAGCAGGAGCAGGTACACAAGGTGCAGGACTAATAGCGGGAGGTTATTCAAATGCAAATGTATCTTGCACCGAAGAATACCTAAAATCATCATACACAATAGTAGATTGTATCTTATAATTTACATACAACAAAAAATAGTTTTAATATGAATAAATACATTGTTTGGCACATTCAAGGTGGATTAGGAAAGAATGTTGCAGCAACAGGATTACCAAAGACAATAAAGGAAGTATATAGTGATAGAAAACTTATAATGGTTGTATCCTATCCCGAAGTTTTCCTAAACAATCCTTATGTTGACAGAGTATATCCGTTAGGTAATTGTCCCTACTTTTACGAGGATTTTATAGAGAATAAGGATACCTTTGTTTTTAGGCATGAGCCGTATCATCAAACGGGTCATATACATAAGCATAAGCATTTAATAAGTAATTGGTGTGACCTACTCGGAATAGAATACAGCAATCAAACACCTCAATTATATCCTAATTACTCAGAGAAGATAAATGCGAAGAAATGGTTTAGAGATAAGCCTGTCGTAGTATTACAAACGTCAGGCGGTGAATTAGAATCAAAAAGTGTTTATTCATGGTGTAGAGATATGCCACAAGATATAGCACAGTTAATTGTAGATAAATATAAAGATTCATTTCATATATTTCATGTATCAAGGCAAGGAGGTTATGTTTTAAATGATGTTGAAAGGATTGATACAAAGTTATCTAATATGGAATTATTTAGCATGTTAACTGTATCATCTAAAAGATTTTTAATTGACTCATCTTTGCAACATGCAGCGGTAGCGATTAATTTACCATCGGTTGTATTTTGGGTTGGGACATCTCCGCAAGTTTTTGGTTATGATATGCATACGAATATTGTGGCGAAGCAGATCAATAATAAAAATCATTTAATTGGATCATATCTATTCGATTATCAATTTGATTATAATGTACATGAATGTCCTTATAGTAACTTAGAAGAGATGTTTGATTTAGAAAAAGTAATAAATCTAATATAATTTATGTTTTGTATTTCAACTTTAACACATAATGATATAAGTAGAGATGTATATTTAAAAAATACTATTGATAGCTTTATTGAGAACACTGCTTATGAAAGTAAGATAGATTGGTTTATACATTGTAATGGGAATAGTGATTTGATTTTTGATGTAGTTAATAATGCAATGACTTCGTATGCTGACAGAGTTAATTTTCATTATTCATTTTCAGAGATTAATAAAGGAGTGGGAGCAGGTATAAATCATCTGAATAATTTAACAAAGGATTATAGATATACTTTATTTTTAGAGGGAGATTGGATATGTTTACCATCTGAAATAAGTGGTCATACTAATTGGCTACAAGATTGTATAAGTTATTTAGAACAGAACAATCATGTCAGTCAAGTGTTATTAAGAAGATACATAAGTGATTTAGATGATAGAATGTATGGATATGGATATTGGATTAAAGAAGGCAATGTAAAAAATGTTGTTAGAATGGAGAATAAGTATATTGAATTAGTTAAAAAAGAATATACAAATAATCCACATATTAGGAGGAATGATGATTTTTATATGGTGGGAATATTTCCATTAAATGAATATTATGATGAAGATGGAAATCCTACAGAAATCAAAGGAAAATCAATGTGGGGTCAAGCTGAAATACAAGCAGAATCTAAAGGATATGAAATCAATACATCTTATTTAGCATTTGGAAACATGGTACATTGTGAGCATTGGAGTTATTATGGAAAGTATAATGAATTAAAACATAATGCTCAAACATGTATGAAATATAAAAATACAGGATATTTAGGATGTAAGTATGGTTACTTCTTTCCTGATAAAAAGTTTTGTGACATATGTGACCATTCTAAAAACTTTTCTGATTTAGAAAGACATGAACAAGAGTATGAAAGTAAATTACAATAAAAATTAAATATATGAATCATCAAACAAACTACTCGAATATATATTGGCATATAGATAGTGTGCGTCTTTTGAAAAATAATATGTATGAAGTTTCAGGTTGGATTTTTTGCGAAGATGGTATAATCCAATCATTATCTATTGGAGACAATCTATATTCATTTGATTATTATGGACACATATGTAGAGAAGATGTAAAGATGGTATATCCAAAAGCACCTGATAATAAATTAGGATTTAAAATAAATATACCATCAAATTTAATTGATTCCCCTGTTAGTATTATTGTACAAGGAACACAATATGGTAATATAGGTATGTTAAATTCTTGGGTAGCATATAATTCAGGATTAAATTATACTGCTCCCATAAATATTATGGTAGTAGATAATTTCTATACAAATCCTGATATAGTTAGAAAGTATGCAATTGAGAATCTTAACTTTGAATCCTCAGATTATCATAGAGGAATGAGAAGTTCTGATTCTTTTATACTAAATGGAACTAAAGAAAGATTTGAACAGATATTAGGAAAACCTATTTTAAATTGGAATGATCCTTCTTATGCAAATGGTAAGTTTCAATTCTGCACTTCCTTAGATCCTATCGTATATCATACAGATATCCAATCTTATGCTGCTATGGTCTTCTTGACACCCAATGCACCATTACAATCAGGAACTGCCACCTATAGAAGTATATACACTAATAGTTTAAAAATAGATAGTGATGAAACACATCTAAAAACTTTTAAAGGTTTGAGTAATGATTTAAACTTCTATGACAAAACATCTTTTGAAGTAGTAGACAGTATAGCAAATATTTATAATAGATTAATTATATTTGATTCTAAAAACATTCATGCAGCTGTTAATTATTTTGGAGATACTATAGATAATAGTAGATTTTTCCATTTATTCTTTTTTGATGTATTAGAAGAAAGTTTAGTTAGCTAAATAAAATTTATGATTTTATATCACGTTATAACAAGATGTACAAGACCTCAAAATCTTTTACAGATATTAAATAGCTTAGAACATAAATCAAGTAAAACATATTGTGTACAATGGTATGTTTTATTTGATGTTACTTCTTTAATTGATATTGACTCAAAATTACTTGAAGAATTATATAAATCTGATGTTTCAATTCATTTTACAAAGAGTGATGGGGTTGATTATCTATATCCTCAAATAAGTAAATTAGTCTCTTTATTTGGAGATGGATGGGTAGTAATTCTCGATGATGATAATTTATGTTATCCTAATTATTTTGATATCCTGAGTACAGAAATACTAAATAATAAAGATAAACTTGCTTTTGTATATGAACAAGAAGTCAATGGTAAAGATTTCACAGGTTTAGATATTAGAAAAGTTGGGGAGCAGCACATGAAACTCCAACACATAGATTCAGCTCAGTATGCTTTACACGTATCACTACATAAAAAATTAAAATATGAATCAGGATATGATGCAGATGGAAGATTCATAGAAAAGTTATATAAAGATAATTCAGAACATTTTCATTTTATAAATAAAGTATTATGTTATTACAATGCTTTAGTAAAGGAATCAAAACCAAGAGTACCTAAAGTATTATACATAGCAGATAAAGAACAAGAATTAAAAAGTATAAAGTATGCAGATTACGAAGATGATTCTTTAGATGTATTGTATAGAGATAGTGACAAAGATATAGAAGAAGATTTAATTAATTTTAAACCTGACTCTATTATAACAGTATCTAAAGATTATTTTAATGATTATATAAATTTGTGTTCTAAACCTACATACATAAGAAACAAGTGGATCAACTTAGATGAGGAGAATGATAATACAGGAGAGATAGCATATAATTGTGCTATGAACCAAATACTAAAAGCTGACTATAGTTCTACAATATCTTATTTCACACCAATCTATAATACAGGACATAAATTATGGAAAACTTATAAATCATTAAAAGAGCAAACTTATAATGATTGGGAATGGGTTGTAGTGAATGATTCATCTGATAATGGAAAAACTTTAAAGATTGCTCAAGAAATAGCTAAATTAGATTGTAGAGTTAAACTTTATGATTTTAGAGATAAGACTAAAGGAATTATAGGAGAATCTAAATATAGAGCAGCTACATTAACAAGAGGTAGGTGGTTAGCAGAACTTGATCATGATGATTATTTGGTTAGAGATTGTAGTAGATATATTATTGAAGCATCAAGAAAATATCCTGACGCAGGATTTATATATACAGATAGTGTAGAGTTGGATGAAAATGACAACTCTATGACTTATCCTGATGGTTTTTGTTTTGGATATGGAAAATATAGAAAAGAATATCATTATGGAAAAACTTGGGATGTAGTAGATTCTGCCAATATAAATCCAAAAACGATTAGACATATAGTAGGCGTACCTAATCATATAAGAACATGGAGGAGAGATGTATATTTTGAGGTGGGAGGACACAACAGAGATTTAGCTATTGCGGATGATTATGAATTAATTGTTAGAACATTCTTAAAAACTAAATTTGTAAGAATACCTAAGTTAGGATATTTACAATATATTTATCATAATGCAAATGGTAGAAATACGCATGACTTATCAAGAGCTGATATTCAGAGGAGGGTAAGAAGTATTATGTATTTCTACAATGATGCAATAAGTGAAAGATTCAAAGAATTGGGAGTTATTGATTATGCTTATGAAGAGAATAGATATAATCCATTAAATGTAGAAAGTAGATTTGGAGAAGATGAAAACTATGTAAATTATATATGCAATGACTTATAGTGTAGTTGTTCCAACATTATGGAAATCAAATTTAGAGAAATTCTATGACACCTTGCAAAATTTTTGCGAAGATGATATAGTAAAAGAAATAATATACTTATATAAATATGACATTTATAGTTGTTACTGCATATTTATAAGTAATAACATGTAAGTAATGAGAATAGACCAAATAGAATTATCAGGTTCGTTATTTGTCACATCAAGTGCGTCAATTATATTAGGACAGACTAAGATATCCTCTGACAATAATGGGTCAATATCTTTTACAAATGTCAGTAACCCAACTCAAAAAGTAATAGGTTCATATTCAGGTTCATTCACAGGTAGTATAAAATTACCTACAGTGCCACAAGGAGCAGCAGAAACAAATATACTTCTTGTAAACGATAGTGGTAATGTTGTCTATAGAAATAACCTATCTTTAACAGGAGCTCAAGGAACACAAGGAACAGTAGGTACACAAGGTTTCCAAGGCAATCAAGGCCCAACAGGAGTACAAGGAACAGCAGGTACTAACGGAGCTCAAGGCAATCAAGGTGCAACAGGACTTCAAGGAACAGTAGGTACACAAGGAAGTCAAGGAGCAAATATAGCATCCACTGAATCAAGACCATCTCCCATAAACGCAGACCAAATGTGTTTATGGTTTGACACCACAAGTAAGATGCCAATGGTTTCTTATTGCATTAACACATCATTAGTAGGTTCTTGGTCAGCGGGAGGGGCATTGATAACGGCAAGATTCGGTTTAGCAGGAGCAGGAACACAAAATGCGGGACTTGTAGCAGGAGGTTTTGTAAATGCAATTCTTGCATGTACTGAAGAATACAATGGTACATCTTGGTCAGCAGGTGGTGCATTGGCAACAGCAAGATATTATTTAGCAGGAGCAGGGACACAAAATGTAGGACTTGTAGCAGGAGGTTTTTCAAGTGCTCATGTATCCTGCACCGAAGAATACAATGGCACATCTTGGTCAGCGGGTGGGGCATTGATAACAGCAAGACTTTACTTAGTAGGAGCAGGAACACAAAATGAAGGACTTGTAACAGGAGGTCAATTTAATACTAATCTTTCTTGTACCGAAGAATACAATGGCACATCTTGGTCAGCAGGAGGGGCATTGATAACAGCAAGAGTTTACTTAGCAGGAGCAGGAACACAAAATGCAGGTCTTGCAGCAGGTGGTTATGTAAATGTAAATGTAACCTGCACCGAAGAGTACAATGGTACGTCTTGGTCAGCAAGTGGTGCAATGATAATAACAAGAAGGAATTCCGCAGGAGCAGGAACACAAAACGAAGGACTTGTAGCAGGAGGCTATACAAATGCAGTAGTAGCCTGCACCGAAGAATATAATGGCACATCTTGGTCAGTTGGTGGTGCATTGATAACAGCAAGATATGGTTCAGCAGGAGCAGGTACACAAAATGCAGGACTTGCAGCAGGAGGTACTACAGGTGTAAGTGTATCTTGCACCGAAGAATACAACGCACCAACAGAAATTGTTGACCGTAGTTTAGACTCATCTTACAATACAGCAGAATATTCTGAAAGACCTAACTTAGTTGATGCAGGAATGTGTATGTGGTATGATAAGACAAACAATATGCCAATGATTTCCTACAAGAGCAGCACACTATTGATTGGTGCTTGGTCAGCGGGAGGGGCATTGATAACAGGAAGAACAGATATAGGAGTAGCAGGCACACAAAATGCAGGACTTGCAGCAGGAGGTGCTACAAATATAGATTTAGCCTGCACTGAAGAATATAACGGCACAAGTTGGTCAGCAGGAGGTGCTTTGATAACAGCAAGATTTGGTTTAGCAGGGATGGGTACACAAAATGAAGGACTTGTAGCAGGGGGTTATGTATCATGTAGTTCTACTGAAGAATACAATGGTATTTCTTGGTCAGCAGGAGGGGCATTAATAACAGCAAGATGGGGTTTAGCAGGAGCAGGGACACAAAATGCAGGACTTGTAGCAGGAGGTCAAAATATATCATGTACTGAAGAATATAATGGCACATCATGGTCAGCAGGAGGTGCTTTGATAACAGCAAGACTCCGTACAGCAGGAGCAGGTACACAGAATGCAGGACTTATAGCAGGAGGTACAACAAATGCAGCAGTGTCTTGTACCGAAGAATACAATGGCACATTATGGTCAGCAGGAGGTGCTTTGATAACAGCAAGATTTGGTTTAGCAGGAGCAGGGACACAGAATTCAGGACTTGCAGCAGGAGGTTATGGGAGTGCAGATGTAACATGTACCGAAGAATATGATGGAACATCTTGGTCAGCAGGAGGGGGATTAATAACAGCAAGAAGATATTTAGCAGGAGCAGGGTCACAAAATGCAGGACTTGCAGCAGGAGGTCAATCTAACGCAACTCTATCTTGCACAGAAGAATACAATGCACCAACCGAAATCGTTGACCGTAGTTTAGACTCATCATATAATACAGCAGAGTATTCAGATAGACCTTATATAGCACAAACAGGAATGTGTATGTGGTTTGACTCTGTGAATAGAAGACCTATGGTGTCTTATTATGGATTTGAAGGTATTGGTTCTTGGTCAGCAGGTGGTGCATTGATAACGGGAAGAAGCTTTGTAGCAGGAGCAGGTACACAGAATGAAGCATTTGCAGCAGGAGGAAGTGGCCCTCTAAGTTGCACAGAAGAATATAATGGAACATCTTGGTCAGCAGGTGGTGCATTATCAGTAGCAAGATATTCAATAGCAGGAGCAGGGACACAAAATTCAGGACTTGCCATTGGCGGTAGATTTGATTATATTTGCACAGAAGAATACAATGGCACATCTTGGTCAGTAGGTGGGGCAATGATAGTAGCAAGAGATAATATTGCAGGAGCAGGTACACAGAATGCAGGACTTGCTATGGGAGGTTTATCATGTACAGAAGAATATAATGGCACATCATGGTCAGCAGGGGGTGCAATGATAACAGCAAGAAGCCATCCATCAGGAGCAGGAACACAGAATGCAGGACTTGCAGCAGGAGGAAGGACAAGTATATTTGTAACTTGTACAGAAGAATACAATGGCACATCTTGGTCAGTAGGGGGTGCGTTAGCAAATGCAAGGTATTTTATAGAAGGAGCAGGAACACAGAATGAAGGACTTGTTTTTGGAGGTTTTAATGGTGCATGTCTTTCTTGCACTGAGGAATACGATGGTACATCTTGGTCGGCAGGAGTTGCATTAGCAACAGCAAGATATGGTATGGGTTCTGCGGGAACACAAAATGCAGGACTTGCATTTGCTGGTAATTTTGGCGCAAATCGTTCATGCACCGAAGAATATAATAAACTACTTCAAATAGTTGATTGCTTCTTATAAAAATTTTGCGGAGAAGAACCAACATAAAAAAACACATGTACAATATAAACAAAACAAAATGTCTTCAAAAACAGAAAAACAACAAAAATTCTTTCAAATAGTAAAAGCCTATAAAGATAAGAAAATGTCAGCAGCAGAAGTAAAAGATAGTTTCTACCATTTTTATAACACTATAAATACATATAGTTTAGAACTAATATACAACTATTCTGAAACTATTAGATAACCTAAAAATTTTGCGAAGAAGACCCTATAAAAATAATAAATAAATAAACAATTAAATAATATAAAAACAAAGTATTTACTATATAGTGTATATATTTATAGATGATAAAGAAACATATTAATAAACTAAAAAATCAAAAAAAATGTCTTTAGGTATTGAAAAATTAAAACCCGCAGTTAAACACTTAGCACAGTTAATTTCATCTTCAACTCAAATTGATGTGAATGGTAACGGTAAGATTGATACTGCTGAAATATTTGGAATTGTTCAGGTATTAGTATTTAAAGTAATTTCTATTTACGGTACATTACCTGATGCACTTAACGAATTGAAAAATGTAGACTCAGCAGAGAGAACTGAATTGATTAAATTGTTTAATGAAGAATTTGATTTAAAAAATGATGTTGTTGAAAGCATTTTAGAAGAGTGGTTTTTATTGATAGACCAAGCAGTAACACTGTCTGTAAAAACAGCATCTTATTTTAAGAAGTAAATTTATTACCGTAAGATTAGATTTAATTATTTGAAAACCCCATTGAAAGATGGGGTTTTTACTTTATATAATATACTTATAGTAAGTAATAGTATGTATGTAAAAATAATAAATTAATATGGCTAACATCCCAATATGGCCGGGTTCAGCATCCTTCTTCCAAGGCGATACACCCTACGGAATATACGACAATGACTATCAGTTTCAACAAGACGCAGATATGATTGCCGATTGGTGTGCACGAAGATTAGGTTATCCTATAGTCGATGTTGAACTACAGCAGTCAAACTTCTTCGCAGCTTTTGAAGAGGCTGTTACTGAGTATGGATCTCAAGTAAACACCTATGTTAGTAGAGATAATCTATTATATTTATTAGGAGCAAATACAGGTTCTCAAAGTTTATCTCAAGAATATGTAGATACTAATAATGCTTCTATTTTTAAACTATCAGAACACTATGGTACATCTGTGGGAGTTGGAGGTAATGTAACTTACTTTACAGGCAGTTTACAAGTAAAGCAAAGTAAACAAACTTATGATTTAACTAAAGATAATAGCATTATATTAGAATCAGGATCTTTTTCTAACAATAACTTTACAATAAGAAAAATACACCATTATCCTGTACCTGCCCTAATAAGATATCAAGATCCTTATGCAGGAACAGGATTAGGAAGTCAAGGATTATTGGAAGGATTTGGATTCGGTAATTCGACACCCGCTGTAGGCTTTGTACTATATCCTCTAAACCATGATTTACTTAGGATACAAGGAATAGAATTTAGTGATTTAATTAGAAAGAGTGCCTATAGTTTTAGATTAGTTAACAACAGATTAACCATATTTCCAATACCAACGAGAGATACTAAATTACATTTTGAATATACTTTAGATGATTTGGAGAATAATCCACTAAAGCGGGGGAGAGGAAGAATAAGTGACTATTCAAATGTACCCTACAATAATATGGTATACTCAAGAATAAATGCTATGGGTAGACAATGGATTAAAAAATATACATTAGCATTATCAAAGGAAATGTTAGGATATGTTAGGAGTAAGTATAGTTCGATACCAATACCTGAATCTGATATTACATTAAATGGTGATGCATTATTAAGTGCAGCTGAAACAGAAAAATCATCATTAATAGAAGAGTTAAAGGAAATATTAGATCAATTCTCAAGACAGAATCTATTAGAAAGAAAAGCAGCTGAATCAGAAGCATTGCAAGTTGAAATGAGTAGAGTACCTTTAAGATTTTATATAGGATGATAAAGTATTAATATATGCCATTATTCGGAGGTTCAAGAGATGTAAGTTTAATAAGAAGATTGAATAGAGAATTAATTAACTCTATAATCAATACTGAAGTCATAGTATATAAGATAGCTACGCAGTATATAAAAACGAATATATATGGAGAATCAGCAAAGAAAGTATTTTTCAATCCTATGAGAATTAATTCATTGATTACAAGGGAAGGTAAAGACTTTGATGGAGATGACTATACAACTTTCATAAGAGAGATATCTTTTTCATTTTTGCGAGATGATTTAAAAGATTTAAACTTAGTTATACAAGAAGGAGATATAATAAAGTGGGATGCTGAATACTATGAATTAAATTTAGTATCATCTAACCAACTTTGGATGGGTAGAAATCCTGATACTTTATTAGCAACAGTAGAAGATGGACAAGATAGATTTGGATATAATGTAAGTGTTGTAGCAAAGGGAATGAAAACAACAGCAGATAGATTAGGAATAGAGAATATAATGACTCCGAGAAATAGTATTTATGATTTACCAAATAGAATATAATGGCAGAAAATCCTAACATATCATTAACAGGAGTAGATCCACCATTTAATAGAGCATATGAGACAAGGAGAGATAATGACTCCTTTAGGACTCCCGCTATCACCTTATATGATGTTGATTATGCTATAATGCATTATCTCAAAAATACTATCAATGCTCAGGTAGAACAGAATGATACTATGGTAGATGTTCCTATAGTATACGCATCTGCTGAGATTTGGAATCAAATTCAGGCAAGAGGATTTATGAGAGATAAACAAGGAAAGATATTGGCTCCTTACGGTACTATACGAAGAATATCTATGGCTGAGGATGAGAGATTCAAGAAGTTGGATGTGAACTACGGATCAGCTACAATATCTATAACTCCTAAAGATAGAAATTTTGAAAACATAAGAGATCAGCATAGTACATTATCTAATTCAAAATTTTCTGATGAATATTTTATATCTGTATTACCTGAATTTTATATAGTAGAATATGAATTAATTTTGTTTAGTTATTATATAGAACAGATGAATTCAATTGTACAGGATATTATTCCAACAAGTAATTTTAGTTGGGGAGATTCCTTTAAATTTAAAACAAGGGTAGGAGATATTAATTTTGATACTATAAACCCAACAACAGCGGAAAGGTTAGTTAAAGCAACAACTACATTGACAGTAGATGCAAGACTTCAATCTGAATTTGAACTTAGAAAATCAACGATACAAAAGGCATACACTACTAAGAGAGTTGTGTTCAGAACTGAGCAATCTTCATTTGATATAAATGCTGTTGATAGATTTCCAAATGAACAAGAATAGAGATAATTTTGGAAAATTTATATACTATTTATAGATAGAAAATAATTATTAAATTCAATAAAAAAGAAATGGCTAACGAAAGATTTGTAAGTCCGGGTGTATTCACGAGAGAGAAAGACCTAAGTTTCCTTCCTCAAGAAATACAATCAATCGGAGCAGCAGTGATTGGCCCTACATTATACGGCCCTGCATTTAGACCTACTACAATATCAAATTATTCAGAATACCTTAGAGCTTTTGGTAATAGCTTTATCAGTGGTTCAGGAGCTTATGCTCAAGAATATAAGTTCTTAACAAACTATACTGCTCAAGAATATCTAAGATACGGAGATAATTTAACCGTTGTGAGAATTATAAACAGTAATGCAACTATAGCTAAAAGTAATGTTGTAAGTTCAGGTTCTTATAAATCATTTAGAAATAGAGGTAAAACTAAAACCGATTTAACTGCATCATTTTTTAATGAGGCATCTGCTTCATTTAAGATACATTTGATGTCAGAAGGTTTGTATGGTAATAGTGGTACTACTATAGCTTCTAATAATGGTATAGAAGACCCATCGACTACTCAAACTTTAGGATTACTTTCTTCAACTTTAGGAACTCGATATAATTTCCGTTGGGAAGTAAATAATGTAAACTTGAAGAGAGGTACATTTAATCTTGTTTTAAGAAGAGGTGACGATAGAACGGGTAGAAAAGTTGTTATTGAGCAATTTAATAATGTGTCATTAGATCCTAATGATTCAGGGTACTTACCAAGAATTGTAGGAGATCAAGTATATACACTTAGGGATACAGGTACAGGAAGACCTTACCTACAATTATCAGGTTCTTATCCAAATCGTTCAAGATACATACGAGTAGAAGTTCTTAAAACAACTTTAAATTATTTGAATGAAGCAGGTGGTATTAGAAGTGGAGCATTATCTGCATCATTACCTGCTGCTGTGTCAGGAACTTTTGCTTTCGGTAGCGATGGATATGTTCAACATCCAAGAGCTTTTTATGATAAAATTGTAGCAAGTAATACTCAAGGATTTAACTTATCTCAGGGTGCAGCAGGTATTAGCGGTTCTACTGCTTATTATGATGCATTGGATATTTTATCTAATGCTGATGAGTATGATGTAAATATGTTGTTCATGCCGGGAATTCTACAAGAAGCAGGTGGTAAACATAGTGATATCCTAACTCACGCTATCGCAATGTGCGAAGAGAGAGGTGACGTTTTCTTAGTAGCAGATCCAACTAAATACGGAGATTCGATAGGTCAAGCTCAATTAGCAGGTGAGTCAAGAAACTCCAACTATGCAGCTATGTACTACCCATGGGTTCAAGTAGCGGATCCTGATTTGAACAGAAACGTATGGCTTCCACCATCATGTTTAGTAGCAGGTGTACTATCATTTAATGATTATGTTAGTTTCCCATGGTTTGCTCCTGCGGGTTTGAATAGAGGTGGAATTGATATTGCAGTACAAGTGGAAACTAAATTATCTACCTCAATGAGAGATGATTTATATGCAAGTAATATAAACCCAATAGCTACTTATCCAAGAGATGGAGTTGTTGTTTGGGGTCAGAAAACACTACAGAAGAAACGTTCTGCATTAGATAGAATAAACGTTAGACGTTTATTAATTGCAGCTAAGAAATTTGTAGCATCTACTTCAAGATATTTAGTATTCGAACAAAATACTGTTCAAACGAGAAAAAGATTTGTTGATATCGTAACACCTTATTTCACAGATATTAGACAGAAACAAGGACTCTATGATTTTAGGGTAGTGATGGATGAATCTAACAATACTGCTGAAGTAATTGATAGAAATGAACTACGAGGTGCTATTTATTTGAAACCAACGAGAACTGCGGAATTTGTAATAATTGATTTCTTTGTGTTACCTACAGGTGCAGTATTCCCAAGTGATACTCCTGAAGGATCGGGAAATAATTAAAAAAAAAATAAATACTATATTTATATAAAACAAAACAACTATGTCAGCACAATATCGTAATAATTTTCAGTTTGTTGATATGAAGCAGCAGAATCGCTTCATAATGAGCATACAATCCTATTATGAAGCGGGAGAGCAATCATATCTTATCAAGACTACTGATATTCCATCTATTGAGAATAATCCTGTAGTAGTTGATACCATCAACTCTGAATTCAAGATAAAGGGAAAATCAAGATGGCAGGATATTTCAGTAACATTCTATGATCCTTATGAGTCATTAACAGCACGAAAAAGTGGTGCAGCTGTGGCTCATAATTGGTTGAATGATGACCATCACAATTCAAGAACGGATGTAGATGAGTACATGTCAACTTATAAGAAGAAGATAACATTATACTATGTTCCACCTCAAGGAGATATTAACGGTCTCACAGGTGCTTATTGGGAATTGAATGGTGCATTTTTTGCGAATATCAATTGGGGTAGTTTAGATGTATCTTCAGATGATTTAGTAGCTATTGAAGCAACAATTTCTTATGATTGGGCAGAATACTTCCCATCCTAATGAACAATTATATTATTTATTAAGTTATTAAAAAAAAGTTTTAAATATGAATTTAGATACGAGCTATCCAAAAAAAGATGTTATTTCAGAGGAAGAAAGTTCTATTGTAACACAAACTCAGAAAGAAGCTGTAGGATATAGAATTCCTACAGAAATTATAGACTTACCTTCAAGAGGACTACTTTACCCAAAAGATAGTCCTCTTCATAAAGGTACTATTGAGATAAAATATATGACTGCTAAAGAGGAAGATATTCTTACTACAGAATCATATATTAAAAAAGGAATTGTTATTGATAAGTTTTTAGAATCTTTAATAGTTACTGAAGGTATAAAGTTAGATGATTTGTTAGTTGGGGATATTGATGCTATAACAGTAGCTTCTCGTATTTTTGGATACGGCAGTGAGTACGAAGTTAGCATTGACACACCTTCAGGAAAAAAGCAGAGAGAAACTATTGATTTATCAGAAATAGAACTTAAATTTTTAGATGAGCAGTATGTTGATAGTTTAGGAGTTAATGAACTTAACTTTGAACTACCATCGACTAAGAATAAGATTACATTTAGAATGCTAAGGCAACTTGATCAAAAAAAGTTGCAAGAAGAAATTGAAAAAAATAAAAAGATATTCAACGGTTTATCCAAGATATCATCTACTCAATTAAAATATTATATAGTTTCAGTAGATGGTAATTATGATGTTAAGTACATAAGAGATTTTGTAGATACGCAAATGTTAGCTTCAGATGCAAGATCTTTGAGGAAGTATATCGAGGAAGTTCAACCGGGAATAAATCTGTCAGTGGAGGTGACAGATCGACAAACAGGGGAAACCTTTCGCACTAACGCTCCCATCGGGGTACAGTTTTTTTGGCCTGACGTTAAAGTATAAGTTAGATTTATACAAGCAAATACTTAATTTAAGCTATAATAGTAAAGGTTCACTATCTTTTACAGAAGTGTATAATCTTCCTGTATATGTAAGACAAATATATATACAAGAGATAAATGCATATATAAAACAAGAGAATCCTAAACAAAATAGAAGACGTTAATATTTTATATAGTATTTATTACTAAATATGTTAGGTATATTATATTTATAGTAAAGTATTTGTATGACTAAGCAAACTTCAAAAATTTTGCAAGAGGGTTTTTTAGCAGGTATCTTAGCATTGTTTTCATTTGGTAAGCAAGTAAAGATGTTGGAAAGGATGTATACAGCAAGTAGAGATCCCGAAATTCAAGAATTAATACATGATATTAAATTCAATGAACAACGTTATAAAGATGAAATACGGAGACTAAAGAAGAAACATCCTAATATTAAATAATGGCAAATAGGAAAGACCCTAAGAAAGAATTAGAAGATTTAGGAAAAGCAGCTCGACAAGAAGCAGCTGATGGTGCATTAGATATACAAAATTTACAAACCAAGTTAAAAGATTTCTTTAAAGAAAATAATAATTTAACAGCAAAGCAGTTAAAGGATATTAAGGAAATACTTAAAAACTACAAAGAGTTATCTAAAGAGTTAAAGAATATAGATGTATCCAATGAAGATTATAAAGATGTTGTAGAAGAGATATTAGAAATCTTAGAAGATTCTAATAAAGAGTTACAGGTAAGTGCTGCAATATACGAAGAATTAAATAAGTTAATAGGAAAACAATTATCAGAATTAAACAAATCATCTTCGGTAAAAGAAAAGTTAAATAACTTAGATCATGAGAATATAGGACTTATATCTAAGAATAATATGTCATTGGATGCGAGTATATCTCTGTTGAGGGATAAAATAAGGCTAATAGATTATGCAAAGACATTGATGGATATCAGTGAGAATAGAGGTATTCTTGTAGATTCTGATATGTTTCAACAGTTGATAGATAAAGGAGTTCAATTTAGTGATACTGTAAATAGTTTAAAATCTGAATTAGATGGTTTAAATACTAAATTATCGGAAACAAGTAAAGACGATGATTCTGAGAGAGCTTCAATACTTGAGGATATAAAATCTACGAAGTCAAAGTTATCGGATATGGCGTATGATGAATTACAGAATAACAAAAAATCATTAAATACGTTAAAGTCAGAACTTGGAGTTAGAGAGGAAATAAATGATGCTTTTGAAGATTATGTTAAAAAAGTAGATACATCATATACGAAATATGCTGCTATAGCTAATATGATTCCATTTTTTGGAAAAGGTTTATCAAAAGCTTTTCTACAAGCTAAGGATATATCAATTGAAGCAGGTACAGCTATTAGAGATGTTTTTATGGAGACGAGAGACCCTATAAAAGCATTAGCAGCGGGTATGAAGGTTATGAGAGGTCATATTGGTATGATGGGCCCTATCATAGGTGCAATGGTATTTGCATTCAAAGGAGTACATTCCTTACTAAGTTCTATAAATGAAATTACTAAAGGTATACAAGCTGAGACAGGATTAGCATCTGTTCAAGCTTATGATTTATATAAGAATGCTTTATCTGCACAAACTTCATTTCATAATCAATTATCAACTTTAGAAGATATTGTTAATGTACAAAAGGGGTGGGTAAATAATTACTCAAGATTTGCACAATTAACGGATACGACATTAGTACAGATATCAGATGCTGCAAAGGTATTTGGATATACTGCTGAGACTGCTGCTCAATTGCAGGGTACTTTTATGGAGTTAGGTGCTGACGAAAGTATGGCAGGAAATATGCAAGTAGCAGTGGGTAATTTGGCGAAGGCTAATAAGTTAGCCCCCGGAGTGATTACAAGAGACTTAGTCGAAAACTCCGAGTTTCTCGCAACAAACTTTGCAGGAATGCCCATTGAAGCAGCCAAAGCAGCAATAGAGGTTAGAAAGTTAGGATTTAGTCTATCACAAGCAGCTAAGATACAAGATCATTTATTTGATGTTCAAGGTAGTTTGACTGCACAGATGGAAGCATCTGTTGCTATGGGTAAACTTATTGATGTCAGTGCTGCAAGAAATTATGCTTTACAGGGAGAGACTGTGAAGATGATGCAAGAGATATCAAAACAAGCAGGTACTTACGCTGAGTTTCAAAGTGCATCTGTTCCACAAAGAATGCTATTAGCAAAAGCTTTTGGTATGGAAGTTGGGGAGCTGCAAAAGAGTTTATACATTAGAGAAAAGCTCTCAGGACTTACAGAAGAAGAACAGAAGTATGCTTTAGACCATTTAAAAACTTTGGATGGTGTAGAAAAAATGAGTGCAGGTCAATTAAAGTCTGAAATATCAAAAGCTCAACAAGCTGAAAGATTTGATGTAGCATTAAGTAAGATTAAGAATGCTCTAATAAAAGCAGTATTGCCATTAGTTGAAGCATTAGTTCCTGTATTAGAGACTGCGTCAAATATATTATCAGGAATAGCACTTATAATAAAAGGAATTGGATACGGATTTCAAGTTATAGGATATTTTGTTGAAGCTTTTTTATATCCTTTAGAAATTATAAATGATATAATATTCAATGGAATTGGAGATGCTGTAAGAAAAGTAGGGGATGATTTAAGAGATGGTTGGTTAGGCCCATTAAAGGTTATATTAGGAGGAATGTCAGCATTATATGTTGGATCTAAATTATTTACAAAATTAAACTTTTCAAAGGTAGCTGAATCTTTCAAAAGTATATTTAATATGGATACTTTTAAAAATATACCTGACAAAGTTAAAGGTGTTTATGATAAAATAAAAGGAGTATTTAGTGGACAAGGTATTCAATCAAGTACACCTACTCCACCCAATGGTGCGAATGCAACCCCACCACCTGATAGTGGAGGAGGTATTGGAGACACATTGAATGAATCTATTCAAAACGTATCAGAATCTTCTGATAAAATTAAACCTAAGTCAGGTCAAAATGTAAAAGATTTCCTACAGAATTTAGCTATGGGTCTTAAATCTATGGGGAAAGGTAAAGTTGCAGTAGGAGCTCTTAATTTAATACCTACAGCAGTGGGCTTTGTAGCTATGATACCTGCTATGATTGGTATTAAATTAGCATCTACTATAGATGGTAAGAGTTTAAAAGTTGGACTACAAGGATTAGCTTCAGGGTTAACGTCTATGGGAAGAGGTAAAGTTGTTGGAGGTTCTGCAAGTTTAGTAGCTGCTTCTGTAGGATTTGTATCTATGATACCTGCTATGTTTGGTATTAAACTTATGTCTACTGTGGATGGTAAGAGTTTAAAAGTTGGACTACAAGGATTAGCTTCAGGATTGATATCCATGGGAAATAGCAAAGTATTAATAGGTGCTGTTGCAATGGCAATATCCGCAGTTGCATTTATCGCAATGATACCTGCTGCAATAGGTATGGCAGCATTAGGTTTAGCTGCTCCATTGGCAGCTACAGGTTTAACATTATTAGGTACTGCATTATCTACATTTGGAAGTATAATGATGAGTGGTGCAGCAATATTTGGGTTAGCAATACTAATAGGATCAGCTATAGCATTAGGATATGCATTAAGTTTAGCAGCACCCGCTATACAGGCATTTGCTACTTCATTATCATCTATGACATTAGAGCAATTATTTGTAGTTGCTGCTATGGGGCCTGCCTTAGTAGGTTTTGGCATAAGTGCTGCTGCTGCAAGTATTGCTTTATTAGCAGCTTCAGTAGGTTTTACTGTGTTTGCATTATCATTTTCTTACTTTGGAAGTGTCGTTCAACAGAATGTAAATCCTATAAGTGAGTTATCGAAGTCAATAGAATCTTTAGTAGAAAATTTAAATAATTTACAAAATGTGGACATAGCATCCATATCTTCTAAGTTAAAAAATTTGGGAGCTGTATCAATGACAGCAAAAGTAACTACAGATTCTACTATAAATCCAAATCCTATAGATATAAAGAATAAGACTAAGACTGATAGTGTATCGACTACAACCTTTGAAGATAGAAATACATCCTTACAGAGTAACAATACCAATGCTAAGATAGAT